ATAGTAATCATTTGAATTTTTCGTGAACTTGAATACATTATCTACCGCAAGTTCACCATCGAAGTTAGTAGAATCCAGTCCAGTCCACTTCTTGGGAGTTGCGCTAGTACTTGCTGTAAGAGTGCCTGTTGCAGTTGCAAAAACTGAAGCACCAGGTACATAAAACTGGTCAGATACTTCATCATGCGAAATAGCTATAAAGGCACTTGCAGTATGGTCAAAGTATACATAACCTGTATTTGCACCATTATTATCTGTGTTACTTCCGGTTAAACCAGTAAAGTCTAGCTGAGCTTGATTAGTAACTGCGTGTTCATTCTTTCCATCATTGTGGAATAAATTTGAAGGACTAAAGGTTACTTTCCCACTATCTAGTGAGAAGTCTCCACTAACATTACCTATCTTATTTATTGTCCAGTTAGCGTTACCTACTGTGCCTTCGCTCGGGCCTACTGCTCTGTTAAAGTCAATAGTTATTACGCCGCTGTCTGTATAAGGACTTCTTTTTCCATTAAGGTTTATTGTATAAACTCTAAAGTAGTACTGGCCACTAACTACAGCTCCGAATTCATTGCCCATTAAGTCTATAGATGTGTTAGGAGTACTTCCTACTCCTGTCCATTTTTCGTTATCTGTAGAGTACTCAACTTGGTACTCTCTAAGTGAGGAGTATAAGCTACCATCACTATTAGTAGCGGGATCCCATTCAATACTTATTAAGTTAATGTTACTGTCGTCAACAAGCCCAGCACGAATAATAGGTTCTGCATCTATGTTTGTTACAGCAGGAACGTCTTTGAAGCTGTCTGGTAAGTATATTGTTCTGTATTCTGTTAGAGCTTCGTTTTTATCAACTGCATCGAATTTTGATGCGTTGTACTCTAATCCAGTAACCTCAAACATATTCCTATCTGTTTCTGCTATAGACATGACTCGGAATAGCTTTGCTTCTAGTTTTGTTTTACCTGTAGCTTGTGCCGCTCTTGAAATTACCCATATTGACTCGTGTGTAGGTGCTACGCTAAAAGCGGATGCAACTGTAAGTGTTTTTCCACTGTTACTTACGCTTTGTAATGTTTCTGTTTCTGTGAATGTAAAAGGCGTCCACTGTACAAATACTAGGTCGCCACTATCATCTTGTTGTCTAGCAGCAGCTTCTTCAGTAGTTATACTAGAAAGATGTGCCCCTCTTACATACGCTGTGCTACCAATAGTAGCAGTATCTTGTGCGAGTATAGCTTTATAGCCTACAAAACTACAAGTTACTCTGTAGTCTCCAGCAGCATACCCTGACTCTACTGAGGTGTTTCCAAAAGAAGTTGGTTTTCTATCTATATTTAATGCACTAGTGGAACTGCTACTAGATACTCTTCCGCCCCATGATTTTCCTTCTTTATGTTGATCAAGTACCTGTACTATATCTCCGGGACGTAAGAAAACTGCGTTAACTGAAGTAGTAAACGCTACAGTATTAGTATTCAAACTATTTGTAAGTAGCTTCCATTTACCTAGTCTTCTTGCTTGTCCTCTAGAAGTACAACCAAATGCTGTTGTTTCATCTGGCTTTAAAAATTCTTCGTCTTTCTGTAGGTTTTCTTCTAACTCTACAATTTCTGTTCTACTTCTATAATAGTCTTGGGGGTTATTCCAATTAACCATAATAGAATTTGTTCTTGTTTTATTTGCAGTTCCTTCGTACTTAAATTCACCATTTATTACGTTAGCGTTAGTAAACTGATACACAGGATCTTTTTCTGAGTCTTGGACTAAGTAAGCTTCTCCATTCAACCAGTAAGTCATTCCTCTGAATATACTTGTTACATCATTCAGTACTTTGTATGCTTCTTGTTTTCCACTAATAACTAAGTTTGCACTGAATCTTGGTTCATGCTGGCCGGACGCTCCGCTATCTAAATAGTTAGCATCCTCTGTACAATGTATGCTTAGTAAATCTGCTGCTCCAACACCTGCTGGTACTAGCTCATCACAATATCTACCAATTTGAAATAACTCCCACTTGTTTACCTGTGCTTGTGTTAGGTAGTTTCCTAGTCCATAAATTTTATTAGTAACTAAGTCATTAAATACCCATGCTGGGTTATTACACCAAGATTGGTAGAATGTTCCGTCCCAGTCTTGTTCTAGTGTTGTAGGTTTTTCTGTACTAGCGTTTCTTCTATAGTTGGCAGGTATAAATACTTGCTCTGAGGAAGTTACTGTTCCGCTATCTTCGTCTTGATTGGTAATAGTACCTGTCACAGCACTTGATTGTGCTGCTACATTTCTAAGATATAGTGTATTACTTACTTTTTTCTCTACTAGTCCACCACTGAACATAGCTGCGGTTTTTGTGCCACCACATACTAATCCAGATAAAGTTTTGTACTCTCCAGTAGTTTCGTTAAAAGGTTTATTAAGAGTATATGTAAATGCTGTAGTTGTTGTTGCTGTAGCAGCAAATGTACCTTCCCAGAATTCTTCATCAGTAGAAGAAGAAGTTGCAATAGTTACTTTAAAAGTTTCCCCTACTGCTACTCCATGAGCGGCTACGCTGGCAGTGGCTGTATAACCTTCTTCTGGCGTTCCTGCGGCATTTAATGCGCTTACACTTAGGGTTTGTCCTATTACATCACCAACTGCAAAAGCACTTGCGTTACTTAATACTAGTTTACGACCGTTATAGTCTAGTGGATAATGGTTGGAGGGAATTTGAATTAACTTACCATCTATCTCATATCCTCTTGCTGGAACGCTACTAAATGCTTCTGCATCTATAACTCCACCTACGTATGCAGTATAAGGGTACTCTAATTTATCAGCAATTGAAGCTTCTATAGTATCTACAAAGATAGCATTTTGTACTTCTACAGAATCGGAACTCTGAGGACTAGAAGTTAGTTTCTTTACTTTAACTGACCAATCATTTATGGTAGAAGTGGTCTTAATAGTTTCAATATTGAATCCGAAAGTATGTGCGTATTTACCACTTACTTTACCGTTAAACCCAGTATCAAACATTTGTTTAGTATGGTGAACGCCTGAATTATCTACCCAATTAAAATCAATAGTAAAGTATACAACAGTAGTTTTTATATCCCCTTTGTTATCTCCCTTTTTTGTAATCGCAGACATACCTGTAGTAGATATAGTAACTTTTATATAGTCAGTCTCTCTCTTTTCAAATGTACCACTTGAAATAGTATGATACTGGGGTTCATTTTCTAGAAGTTCTGCGGAGCCTACGCTTTGCATAAAGGAGGCGCTAGGATACTCTGCGAAGAAGTCTGCATCAACTACCTGTGTTGCTTCTCCGTTTTTCGTAATTACAGTAAAGTTATTAAAGTTAGTAGCAGAGCCTACACGTCCTGTAGACTGATCAACGTTTCTTAAACGTACTTCATCGACAAGAATAGACGCATCGCCATATACCAATCCCTTAATTGGACCTTCTGCGATAGCATCAATAAAAGCAGCACTTTGCCTTGCAAACATATTATCATCTGCTTCAAATGTAGATCCGCCTCCGCCTTTTCCTTTGGCTCCTCGAATTGTTATTAAGTGTTGTTTTTTCTTCATCTTAGTCCTATATGTCCTATATCCATGCCTGGCGTATTAGTTGTAGTATTATTGTTTTGGCCTGATTTACTACCGTCAGTTCTAAAGTTAGGTATTCCTACCATCTTTCTTCCTGCTGTTAGTTTTTGTCTTGATGTATTAGTAAAGAGTGAAGCAGATATAGTTTTTGATCCTACAATAGCTCTGCCGTATACTAGAGGTATAGGCTCTCCTTGTTTGACTGTATTGACTGGTCCACCGAATAAGTAGTTTTCTGCTTTTTCTGATGAGTTTCCGTCTGGTACATCTGGAGCTAGCATCATTGCTGCTCCGCCAAGTAGTAGTCCTGTTCCTAAGTATGACATAGCGGCCATACCCGTTGCTCCGAGAGTTCCAGCAATTCCTGCCGCAGCTACTGCTGGTACTGCTGCTACTGCTGCTGTTGTTGCTGTTGCGGCTACTGCCGCACTTCCTGCTGTTCCTACTGTTCCCATAAAGGCAGGTGCAGCAACTCCTGCTATACCACCTGTCATGGCAATCAAAGCGACTCCCATTACCATCATAAGTGCAGAACTTTTTGATCCACCAATCACAGGAACAAAGGTGTACTTACCCTTTCCTGGCATATTTAGTAGTAGTTCTTCAGGTACTTCTGCGTGGGCATCTCCAATGATAATTTCATATCCTTGTACTCCTTCTCCTTGAGCTATAAACTGTCGCATACCTGGGCGTTGTGCCATAATAGCAGATAACGCTTCTGCGGGCGAGTTGACGTCAAGGTTCCATTCGTACCCAAACTTCTCTCCTAAAATTCCTTCTAATATTACTTGTTTCATGTCATACTCTTATGTCTTACGGTCATTCTGGTTATCTGTTTCCATATGCCGTTATAGTTGTCTCTGCACGATAATCTGTTAGGTGCATGATGAAGCATTTTACCACGTCCTACATATATTCCTGCGTGGTTGGTAATCTCACTATTCAGAGCCATTAAAATGAGGTCATTTGTCTGTAGAGTACCATCTGTTACTTTTATAAATCCTTCTTTTTCAAAGTTCTCCAAATAGAGGTTTTTTCCCTTTTCCCAAAATTCCCACTCGTACGAGTATGGGAATATATTTATATCGTAGTCTTCATAATAGTCTTTTACGATTGTAAAGCAATCATAGACGCCATAGACGAATGGTCTTCCCAGCAATCCATAAGTGCTTTCTTTTGGTTCCAATTTTATCCATTTGTCATTTACTCCAAATATATACCAAGGAATACCTAATCTGTCGCACGCAGCTCGGTCTAACTGACTCGGCTCTGGTGTTGTTCCAGGGTGACTGTGTATGACACCTACTACATCTCCTTTATCCGCTACTGCTTTATAATCTAAGGGATCTATAATAA